AGTCTGCGCTAGCCTCCAGTATAACTACGACCTGTCCAAGCCGAAGTGGTGGAACTGGTAGACACGCCATCTTGAGGGGGTGGTGACCAATTGGTCGTGCGAGTTCGAGTCTCGCCTTCGGCACCAAACAACAGAATCATACAGTATCAAACAGCTAAAAAGCCCCGAGAAATCGGGGCTTTTTGCTTTTATGGCTGTATCATGCTGTTGCAATCAATATCAATCAATGGCAGTCTTTCCACGGTATCGGCTACGGTATTTTTAAAAATTACGGTATCGGGGGGGGGTGCGATGAAATCGGCGCTGAATGATTTACAGATCCGCAAGGCGAAGCCGGCGGACAAACCGGTCAAGCTGGCGGATGGTGGCGGGCTGTATCTGTACATCTCGCCGGCGGGCGGCAAGCTGTGGCGGATGGACTATGCCCTGCACGGCAAGCGGCGGACATTGTCGCTGGGGCAGTATCCGGTGGTAAGTCTGGCGCAGGCGCGTGACAAGCGCCTGCAGGCCAAGCAGCTGCTGGCCGATGGTGTGGACCCGGCGCGGCTGGTGAAGGGCGATGCGGCCAACAGCTTTGCCGCCATCGCGCGGGAATGGTATCAGCAGCAGATCACCGCCGGGGCCTGGTCGGACAAGCACGCCGACCGGCTGTGGCGCCGCATCGAGCGCGATCTGTTGCCCCAGCTGGGGCAACGCCAGATCGGCAGCCTGTCGGCGGACGATTTTGAGCGGGTATTGTTGGGCGTGGCGGCCCGGTCGGTGGATACGGCCCACCGGCTCAAGGCCGCAGTGCGCGGCACCATGAATTACGCCATTCGCAAGGGTCTGGCCGGCAGCAATCCGGTGGAGGCGTTGCGCGGGGTGTTGCCGGCCAACCGCCATCGCCACATGGCCGCGCCGACCGATCCGGCCGAGGTCGGCGGCCTGCTGCGGGCTATCGACACCTACAGCGGCTCGCCCGTCGTCGCTTACGCCCTGCGCCTGCTGCCGCTGGTGTTCGTGCGGCCGGGCGAATTGCGGGCGGCGGAATGGGCCGAAATCGACACCGCGCGGGCGCTGTGGACCATCCCCGGCGAAAAAATGAAGATGCGCCTGCCGCACCTGGTGCCGCTATCGCGCCAGGCACTGACGCTGGTCGAACAACTGCGGCCTATTACCGGCCAGGGGCGCTACCTGTTCCCCGGCCGCTACGGTGGCGACAAGTGCCTGTCGGATATGGCGCTCAACGCCGCCTTGCGCCGCATGGGCTTTGATAGCGACGAAATCACCGGCCACGGCTTCCGCGCCATGGCCCGCACCTTGCTGGATGAACAGCTGCGCTGCCGGCCCGATGCTATCGAGGCCCAGCTGGCCCATGCCGTGCCGGATCGCCTCGGGCGGGCCTACAACCGCACCCTCCACCTGGAGGAGCGCACCGTAATGATGCAGGCCTGGGCCGACTATCTCGATGAGCTGAAGACTATCGGCGGACCGGGCTGACAGCCGGCGGGGCCTGGCGCAGCGGCCGGGCTCTGGCCGGGTCGATGCCGAAGCCACCGAAGCGCGTCACCGCGCGGTGGACCGCCTCAGCCTGCCAGTACCAGGCGCCATCAGCGAGGCAAGCGCGGCGCAGGGCGGCATCGGCGAGCCAGGCTTGCAAGCTCGGCCCGTCCAGAGATTCCAACAAGGTCAACGCCTCGACCGCCAGCAGGTCGAACTGCGCCACGGACCCCGCCATCTTGTACAGCGCACCGGCCACCAGCATCCGGTTGTCGTCGGCCGCCGCCAAATCCACGGCATCCAGCCGGGTTTGCGCCTGTGCCAGGTACGCATTGCGAAAGGTCATAAAACTCATAAAGGTCTCCTTTTTTTACAGGGCCGCCACGGCCAGGGCGTAAACGGTTTCGAGTTGCGCATCGACCCCCGTTTGCAGGGTGGTCAGTTGCGCATTGACCCCCGTTTGCAGGGTGGTCAGTTGCGCATTGACCCCCGTCTGCAGGGTGGTCAGTTGCGCATTGACCCCCGTCTGCAGGGTGGTCAGTTGCGCATTGACCCCCGTCTGCAGGGTGGTCAGCGCATCATCCAGAACCGTTCGGGAAACGATTTCACCGAACACGGCCGCAGCGTCGGCCAACGCCTCCGCCAGGGCGACGCGGGCGGCGGCCACCTCGGCCAGCGCCTCGTCTAACCCGCTCATGCTCGGGGCCAGCACCTCGTTGATCCGCACCAGCCCTACCTCGGTCAATGCCTGGACGGCCGCGTCGAAGGTCGCCTTTTTCTCCTCCAACAGGGCCAGGCGGGTATCCAGATCCCGCCATATGGGGTTGAAATAGCCTTCCCCCAAAAGCGTTCGCCCGTCCTTCATCCGGTATGTATCGAATCTTAGAGCCATGGCAAAACCTCCTTTTACAGGGCCACGTCGGTCCGTTCCACCACCACGAAGGGGGCGCTCCCGTCGGCGCGCGTGCCGCTGAGTTTGACCTGGTAAGCGCTGATGGCCGGGTCGGGCGCAAAGGTAAAGACCGCCCGCTGGGCTTGCCCGTCCGGCTCGTCGCGCCATTCCACGCCGGTCGGGTTGTAGGTGGTGCCGCCGCTGACCAATTGGCACGTCAAGCCGTGGTTCGCCTCGTCCCACTGCGCCACCACCACCTGGACCTGGATCGAATCCGAGGCGACGGCCAGCATGCGTTCTGTGCTGTAATGGATGAAACCCAAATCCGGGCGGCTGCCGGTCACGGCATCGGCGGTGGCGCACAGCGCCGGCATCAGGTCGTTGGTGCCGAGCAGCACCGCCCGCAGCGGTACGATGTTGGGCCGGCCGACAAGCTGAAGCTCGACGGAAGCCAGGGGATACCATTTCCCCCCCACCTGAAATTCATAGGTCAATTCGCAGCCGTCCGGCACCACATGGGGCGCGGTGATGTCGATATCCGAGATCCCCCCGGCCAGGCTCACACTCTGCAAAGTCACCTCGGTGCGGGCGCGGCTGAAGTTGGCTCCGTACAGCGTAAACATCAGGTCCTTGGTTAAATCCCCCTGCATGTACTCGCCGTCGGTGCCGTAAAACAGCGTGCCCTGGGTGTAGTTGCTGCCGCTCACCGTCGCGGCTCGGTGGTCCCCCTGGGTGATCAGCATCAGCGCGTAACGCTTCCCGGCGGCCAGCAGCACCGGGGGGATATCGATGACCGTTTCTGTCGGGTACTTCTTCAGGTCGGCGCGCGCCACCGTCACATGGGCCAGGGTCTGGCTCGGCAGCGGCTTGCCCGCTTCGGTGTCGCACAGCACCAGATTCAGGTCGCCGTCGGCGCCGATCTGGGTAAACTGGAGCCCCACCCGGGTCAACCACATGGCGTTCGGTACCAGCACCGTCTGCGCCAGAATGGCGCCGTTGATGCTGTGAGTCACCTGCTCCAGTTGATACGTGGTCTCCTGGTGGCTGGTGTAATAGCCGTAATGTTGGTAATACCGCCAGTAATACGGATAAACCCCGAGGTAATAGCGGCGGTTCCAGTAATAGCGCGCGTACCAGTTGTTGTAATAGTTCCAGTGCCAGCCATGGTGATATTGGTACACGGTGCGAACGTACTTTTTCAGCTCCGTCGTCTGAAACTGGTACTGGCTGATCGAAACGTCGCCGCTATATCCATTGGTGGCGATGCGCGGCTGATGGGTATAAGCCGGAAGAACCAGCCCGTCGGCATGCTGTTTAATGGCCGAGTCATAGGGGTTGAACACCGCCAGGGGGGCTTTCGCCTCCCCGGCGAAGGGGAAGTGTAGGCCGTTTTCGATGCGCGCCGTATAGCCCGATCCGGCGGCGTCGGTCTGCTCCGCGTCGGAGAACCCGTCGCTTGAGTAACTGGCGTACCCGCTGGGCAGGTTCAGCTGCTCCTTGACCCGCGCCAAATCCAGCGACAGCTCGATCAGGCTGTTGCGGTCGGCCAGCCCCTCCGTCTTGTTCGACAGCGCCGAAAGGTCCGTGGCGATGGTCGTGATCTGCGGCTGCACCTGGGCGCGCCAGGCCTCCAGCGTCCCCACCCGCGCGGCATGATCGTCCAGGCGCGGCAGCAGCAGGGCGGCGTTCATCTCGATCCGCTCGACCCCGGTGGGGGTCAGGGTAATCCAAGCCACCGGTGCGGTCTCGCTTTGCAAGGCCGGGGCCTGGGGGTCGGCGCTCTCGACGCCGGGAACCACATTGACGTTGCACTGGTTCAGCCGCTGCATCGCCACCGCCTCGGGTTGCGTTTCGCCCGTGGTCAGATCCAGCAAAAAGTCTCGGGGCTGCATGTCCGTTTCGACCGCCGCGCCCCAGGCCACCACCGCCACGATCTTCTTCGTCACCAGCGGCAGGTATTGGAACAGGTTGACGGCAGTCTCCTGTTCCTTGGCATAGACCTCCCCGTCGGCGTACAGCCGCCCGGCCGCCACCACAATATCCGTCGCGCCGGTGGCGGTCACGGCCATCCCCGTATACCACCGCCCGGCGCTGACGGCGTCCCGCACCACATGCCGCAGGGCGTCGTCGGCAAAACCCTGAATATTGTTCAGGTCGGCCGATTGCAGTTCTTGCCGGTCGCGAAAAATGACTTGTTTTTCCATCCTTATATCCTTTCCGTCAAAGCGGAAGCCGTCAGGCTCCCGGCGCTGTGTTGAACCCCGGCCACCGCCACCCGCCGGAATTTGGTCGAAACGTCGATCCAGTCCGAGCCCCGGGCGGCGTCCCGCAACGATTCCAGGCACTCGTAAAGCGCTTCATGTCCCCGCGTCACCAGGTGCCCCCGCACGTAAGGGCCGCACCAGCGCCGCACATCCATGCGCCCCGTGATCTTGACATCGAGGTGGGCACGATGGGCGGGCATGGTCAAAATCCCCTCGTTCAGATGCAGGCTGACCTGGCGGGCGGAAACGGCGACCTCCGGGTCGAACAGATACAGCCGCCGGTAAACCCGGTCCGGGACGCTGCTGCACACCAAAAACCCCCGGCCGCCGTTGTGAATTGAAACCGCCCCGGCAAACGCCGCCCCCGGCATCAGGCAGTCCATCGTCCCCTTCTCCGTAACCTCCTCATAGCGCACGTCCAGAGCCTCCAGACCGGGTCCAGCGGTCGCCAGCCGCAAGGTTTCATAGCGGTCCACATAAGGCACGGCCAGGGACAGGGTATAAATCCGGCTGCTCGCCGTGCTGCGCTGTGGAAACCGGCATCGCGCCGCGCCGGCGACGAACCCGAACCCGCCCGTTCCCTTGGCCGCCACCCGCACCGGCTCCGTCCCTTGCGCCGCCACCTGGGTCAGCTCCCGTTCCAGTACCGCCAGTTCCCGCTCCACCCCGTCGCGCCACAAAAACGCCCGTTCGGCCATCCGCAGGACAGCGTCGGACCGGACCAGAAAATGAAACCGATGCTTGGATACAAAGCTCACCGCCCCGGCCGTCCCCCGCGTCCGCCGACGGTAAAAACGCAACTGCGGATACGCCGCCACAAAGGCGTTGCGCTCCTGCCGGGTCTGGGCTTTCGCGGCGAACAACTTCGCCGGCGGCACCACGGCGCGGGTCAACACCGCCCCGGCATCCTCGGCCGCCAATTTCAGCCCGGCCAGGGTCCCCTTCAGCCGATGACGGCGAACGGCGTCCTTGATCAGATAGCGCCGCCGTTCGTCGGTAGCGGCGCGGCGCCAGGCCACCGTATGCGCCAGGTGAAACCGCTCCGCCAGATGCGGCAGAACCGAAGCCGGCACGGTATCGATCTGGTGGGTCAAGACCGCCGTAATCGGCAGGCTCGGCCAGCGCTCGTCCGGCAGCGCGTCAAAGGCCGAGATATGCGGGGTGCGCATGCCCGGAGCGGTCAACTCAATCATCGCTCACCCCCGCCACGGTGACGGTCAACGCCTCGCAATCGGCCCACTCGTGGGCGCTTAGAACCGTCGCCGTCGGGCTTTCGAGCACCACCGACTGCACCCCGGCGACGTTCTGCGCCAAGGCGACAAAGCGCGACGGCACCAGGTCTTTCCCCAGCGTTTTTCTCAGCGTCGCCGTGTATTCCTCCAGCGCCTTGCGCACCGTGCCCAGCGGGGCGTCTCCCGCCCCAGGATACAACCACAGCGACATCGCCACCGAAAAGGGCACCCGCACCGGCGCCGTCACCGTCACCACATCGGTCAACGGCTTGAAATCCTCGGCGCCCAGCCGTCCGCGCAGCAGATCGAGCAAACTTTCGTCCGGCGCGCCGGTGGCGGTGGTCGCCGAAACCCGCACCCGCCCCGGCGCCTCGCTCGTCACCGCCACATCCACAATGTCGGCGTGGGTCGAAAGCGCCGCCAGACGGTAGGCCGCGAGCGTTCCGCCCGCGTCCCGCTCGGGGCTCAGCATCACCCGCCGCCGGTAATGATCGTCCGTTTCGGCGTCCCCGCCCGAAACGCTGGTCGTGACATTCACCGCCGTCACCTGTGCCGGCGAATAATCGGGCAGGGTGTTCAGCTGCCCCGGGGTGATCCCGTTCATGGCGCTCCCCGCATCGAGGGCGTCGGCCCAAACAAGGGTGTTCTCCGTCAACGGCGCCAACACCGCGTCGGCACACGTGATGAAGGTCAGGGCGCCGTCGGAACTTTGCACTCGCGCCCCTTGCGGAACGACCAGCGTCTCCCCCGAGGCGGCGACGCGAGACACCCGCACCTGGGTGCGCGCCGGGGCCGCCGGCAAGCGCGCCGCCCCCGTCAGCAGCCCCAGATGGTCCAGATTCACGCCCCGGGCATACTGGGCCAGGTTCTGCAACCCCGTCTCCTGAATGGCGATGCGCAGCAGCGTCTCCCGATAAGCGATCTGGTCGAGCAAAATGCGCTCCACCTGAGCGGGGTAAAGCGTCTTCCCCAGGGCCGCCTCGAAGGCCGCGACCATCTCCCGCGTGATCTCCGCCGGGTCGCGCCCGACAAAGTCGGGGGTTGTCAAGACACTACTCATAACGCCACCTCCGTCAGTCGGCTGTCCTCATAATTCGGCAACGTCCATTCCACCGAAAGCACCAGATTCCCCCCGGCGGCCGCCTCGAACCGGGGAACGACCCGCTTCAGGCGACACCGTGGTTCCCACATCCCCACCGCCGCGACGATCTCCTGAATCATCCGGGGGACCGCCGTCGACAACGGCGCGTCCAGATACCGCCAGGCGTCACAACCGAACAGCGGCTCGTGCGGGCGGCTGCCCTTGGGCGTGGTCAGGAGAATCCGCAGGCACTGCTCGATATCGTCCAGGTTCTCCGCCACCTGCCCGAAGGCGGAAACGTCCGTGCTGAAATCGCGGCCGGAGATTTCGGCCAGGGTCACCGGGGTACTCATGGGGCGGCCTCCAAGGCGGCGACACGGGCCGCCAGCGCGTCGACCTGGTCTTGCAACGCATCCGTCAGGGCATTGCCGGCCAGGGTCGCCAGGGTAATTTCCGGCTCATCGGCGTAACTCCCGTCTTCCAGCAGCGGCCAGAAGGTGCGCTTGGTCCTCAAACCCAGCGCGGCGTCGTACCACAGCCGCAAGCTCACCGGCGGCCCCAGCGGCGGGCGCGGACTCGGCGGGGGCTCGTCGCGCGGCAACAGCTGGCAAAAAGCATCGATCTCGGCATGCTCATGAACCTGCAGATAGCCGTCGATCTCGGCATGCTCGTGCACATGCAGATAGCCGTCGATCTCGGCATGCTCATGAACCTGCAGATAGCCGTCGATCTCGGCATGCTCATGAACCTGCAGATAGCCGTCGATCTCGGCATGCGCGTGCACCTGCAGATAGCCGTCGATCTCGGCATGTTCATGAACCTGCAGATAATCGTCGATCTCGGTATGCCCGTGCACATGCAGATAGGCGTCGATCTCGGCGAACCCCCGGATATGCTGGGGGCCGTACAGGTCGAAAAGAGGCGTCGTGAATTCGATGGGGCCGAAGACGATCACCCGCCAGAACAGATTCGGGTCATCCGGGCAGGCGGCAATCCGCTCGAACACCCCATAGGTCGTGTCCTCGTGCACGCAACCCGACCCGCCGGAAAGGTCGGCGTCGGCGACGACATCGGGCACCAGCCTCGTCACCGGGTCGCTCATAGGCGCACCGTCCGGCGCGGGCCTTTGAGCGTGAGCCCGGCGCCGCTCTTGATCAGAATTTTCCCGGCATGAATCACCTGAGCGAACCCGGCGCCGCGAATCTCGACGTTGCGGGCGGCCCCGGCGCGCAGGTCACCCCCCGCCCGAACCTCGGCGTTCCCCCCGGCGACGGCGCGCAGATCGTCCCCCGCCTCGGCGTCGACATCCCCCGCCGCCCGCACCCGGATGTCGGCGCCGCTGTCGACGAAAATATCCCCGTCGGCCCGCACCGTGATGCGCCCCGGCGTGTACACGCTCAATACATGCTCTTTCCGGTCGTATTCCACCGTCGCCGAGTCGTCGAACCTCACATGATACTTATCCTGGCTAGCCACCGGTACCGGGTCCGGCGCCGAATAAATCGCCCCCAGCACCACCCCGAATTCGTTGTGCTCGTCCATCAGGCACACCACATGCTCATCGATGTCCGGCATCCAATACTGCTTGTCGCGCAAGGTTTTTCCCTGCATCACCGGCAGCCAGTAGCTGACCACGTCGTCGTGATCGTCCAGCCGTACCCGCACCCGGCAAGAGGCGGGCTCGCACCCCGTCACCACCCCGATTTTCATCATGCAACCACCTCCTGTTCCGTCGGCGCGCCCAGCGTGATCGTCGTCACGTAGCCCGCTCCCCGCGAAAGGGTATGCTCCGCCCGAACGATCTGGGTTTTTACGTCAAGTCGGCCGAACCCCTTCAACTGCACATTCACCCCCGCCCGCAAGGCCGGGTCCCCCGGCAGGGTGATGTTGCCGTCGAGCTGGCGGCCGTTGGCCTTGCGCAACTCGGCCCGGGCCTTGGCCTCGGCTTGCGCCCGGGTTTCGCAGCGCCGCACCAGCGTCAGGGTATCGCCCGAAGGTACCCCCGGCGCTTCGCACTCGGCGCTGATCAACGTCTTCGTCGCCGGGTCGTGGTAGTTGACCCGGCACGCCCGATAAACGACCGAAGCGACCAGCTTCAGGCTGTACTGGGAAACCGCCGTCCGCTCGATGGTCGCCACCGGGGGCAAGGCGTCGAGTCGGGGCTGATCGTGCCACACCAACCGCCGATCCTTGACGGCGAAAACAATCCCCTCGGCCGCGCCCAAACGGTTGAGAAACGCCAGATCCCGCTCCCGGTGCTGCGTTACTCGCTCATAAAAGCGCCCGAGGTTCTCGCCCGCGCCGACCAGGGAAAGCCCGTTTTTGGTCGCGATGGCGGCGGCGATCTCCCCCAGGGTCTTGCCCTCGTAAGCCACGTCCGCGCCGGTCCGCAACGACGCCGACACCTGAGCCGCCAGGCAGCGCAAGGTCACGGTGTCGGGCGGGCCGGCGAACGTCACCTCGTCGATCTCGAACGACCCCATCGACGTCAGGGCGCGGCCCGCGTACCCCAGCGCCAACGCCGCCGAATCCCCCCGGCTCGGCAGCCAGGGACCGCGCCACAACCCGTCCCGGTCTTCCAGAACCACCTCCAGCTCGTCGCTGGCGTCTTCCAGCTCGTCGCTGTAGCGGATCGACAGCGTCGCCCCTTTCAGGTCGGCGGTCACGTCCTTGGCGTTCCACCGCAGCCGCCAATCGGGTTCGGTCACGGCCTTCAGCGCAGCCATGGCGGCACCTCCGCGCTCTTGGCCGCGTCCGAAGGCGCCAACACCGGGATATAGACCAGCACGCCCGAGGGCAAAACCGGCGCAATCGGGATACACGGGTTGGCGGCAATAATCGGTTCATACCGGGTCGCGTCGGCATAATAACGCCAGGCCAGCGTGTCCCAGCGTTCCCCGTCCTGGGTGCGGTGTTCCACGAAATCGCTCACGTCCGTCCCCCCTTGCGCACCGTCGCTGCCCCGTTCCCCGCAAGCCCCGGAGCCCCCGCCGCCTGCTCGGCGACGGCCGACAGAAGCGGGTTGGCGTCCTCATACTGCTTTAGCCCGAGGGTGCAATCGATGGCGTACATGGTGCCGTCCGCCGCCGACCAGGTCGTTTCCTGCTCCAGGTCGGTCAACACATAGGTGCCGAGCATCCGCCCGGCGCCGGTCGTCACCGGAAAGCTCCGGTGCTTCGAAAGCAGATCCAGCAACCGCCCCCACACCTCTTCCGGCACGCAAAAATCCGCGTGAAAATGGCACTTCAGCGAAAGCTCGTCGCAGGGGAACCCGGTGAACTGTAACAGCGTCCGCCCCGTCACGATATCGTGCGCGGCGAAGGCCGCCGCCTTCTTCTCCCCCAGGTTCCCCGGGGAAAGCAGCCGGGCCAAGCCGATCCCGCCCAGAATGAGGTAGTCCGTCATGCGAAGCTCCGCCGTTGCTGCTGTTTCTGGTAACGATCCATCAGCCGGGCGAACTCCTCGAAGGAAAGCGCCAGGGCCTGTTCAACCTGTTCCTTCACGCCGCCGGACGCCCCTCCCTGGCCGCCCCCGGTGATGGTGATGTTCGGCGCAAAAACCACCGACGGCGCCGCCGTGCCCCGCACCGCCCCGTCGGCCCGTCCGCCAATAATTCCGGGCGCCGCCGTGCCCCGCACCGCCCCGTCGGCCCGTCCGCCAATAGTTCCGGGCGCCGTCGGAACCGGCGGCAGCGGGCGCGCCTGGGGAAGCGCAGCCGTAATGGCAAGCTCCGCCGTCGGAACCGGCGGCAGGGCCGGAAGCCGGGGAAGCGCAGCCGTAATGGCAAGCTCCGCCGTCGGAACCGGCGGCAGGGCCGGAAGCCGGGGAAGCGCCGGCGCGGCGGCGGGCGCGGCCAGGGAAAGGGCCAAAGCCGTCGCCGCCGTCGCCGTCTTCATCGCCCGCACCATCGGCGCCGGTTTCATCCCCTCGGCAATCGTTTCGACCAGGCGCACCCGGTGGATGTCCCGCAACGGGCCGACCTTCGCCGGAGAAAAGGGCAGATACTCGCGAATCTTGCCGGCAATGCTTTTCATCGCCTCCACCGGCTTGCTCGCCAGGCTCTTCATGCCGTCCCACAGACTCTTGACGATGTTCGCCCCTGCGGTGTACATGCGCGAAGGAATCGCCGTCGCGAAGTTCACCACCCCGGCCAGGGCCGCGCCGAAGCGTTTGCCCATCGCCTCCGCCCGGCCGCCAACGTCCTCGATCGGGCCAAACAGCGCCTTGATGCCGCGACCTACCCAGCCCAGCGCCGTGCGAACCATCCGCAACGGAATCAGCACCGGAAAGAGCCAGGGCGCAAACTTTTTAAAGACCGCAAAGGCCGGTTCAAGAGGCTTCAAACCCGCCTTCAAGCCCTGCCAAAGCCCACGGAAAAACCCCGCAATCGGTTTCCAGAACTTGTAGATCAGCAGCGCCGCACCAGCGACGGCCAGACCGATCCAGCCGATAGGCGTGGTCAGCAGCGCCACCGAAAAGGCCCGCGTGGCGACCAGGGCGGAGCGGATGAACCGGGTAACGCCGCTTAAGTGAAAGCCCAGCGCCCTGATCGGCGAGCCGGAGTTGGCGATTTCCCGCAGACGAGTAAACAGTGCCGAGCCGCCGGCAGCGGCGGCGACGCCTCGGGTTTGCAGGGCCAAGGACAGCGACAACCAAGCCCCGCGCAGGGCCATGATCCGCCCTTGGGCGCCCAGCAGCCCGCTGGCCAGCCAATGGTAGCCGGCGCGCGCCGCCAGGCTTCCGGCCTTGAACACCAACAGCGCGGCCGCCAGCTTGCCCAGGCCACCGACCAGGGCCGGATGCGCCCGGGCGAAATCGGCAAGGCCCGTCACCAGTGGCCGCACCGCGCCCAACACATCGTTCAGGGCCGGCAGCAGCGCCGACCCCAGGTTGATGCCCAGCTCCATGACGTTGTTCTTGAGCAGTTGCAGGTTGTTGGCCGTGGTCGCGGCGCGGGCCGAAAATTCCTTTTCCATGCTACCGCCGCTGCGCGGCACGATAGCCAGGGCCGCCTTGTAGCTTTCAACCGAGCCGGCGAGCACGGCGATGTCGTCGGCGTATTCCAGACCGAAAAGATCGACCAGCAGGCCCGTGCGATCAGCCTGGGGGACCTGGCCGAGCGCGCCGAGAAAGCCTGTGATCGCTCCTTGGGCATCGACGGCGATGGCCTGTTTGAGCCCCTCGGCCGTCATCCCGATGCCGGCCAGGGCGTCCTGGAAGGCCCGCCCCTGTCTGTCGGCCGTGCTGAGCTTGGTGAGCATGGCGTTGATCGCTGTACCTGCCACCTCGGGCGGCTTGCCCAGGGAAATCAGCGCCGAAGACAGCGCCGCCGCACCCTCGGCGGAAAGCCCGAACTGGCGCGCCACTCCGCCCACGCGCGAGAGCGCCCGCACGATGTCGCCCGCCTTGGCCGGCGACTCGTTCGACAATTGGTTGACCACATCGCCCAGGCCGCCGATGGCGCCGATGGGGATCTGATAGACATTGGCCAGCTTGGCCATGGCGTCGCCAGCCTCGCCAGCGTCCATGTCGAAGGCCACGGCCATTTTCGCCGTGGTCGTGACGAAGGCCGGAAGATCATCCAGCGCCACCCCCAGTTGCCCGCCGGCGGCGGCCAAGTCCGCCAGATCCGTGGCGGCAAGTGGAATGGTGCGCGACATCCCCGCGATGGACGTACCCAGCGCCGCCAGCTGAGCGTCGGTGCCATCCACCACCTTCTTGACGTCGGCCATGGCCGACTCGAAGCCGATTGCCGCCTTGACCGGCGCGGCGAAGGCCAAAGCCGCACCGCCGACGCCCACGGCCTGGCCCCACAGTTCGCCCATGGCGGCGCGATGTTGACCGATGCGTTCCTGCACCTGGTCGAGGCGCGCGGCCTGCCGGCGGGTCTGTTCTATGGTCCGCCCCAGGGCGTCATAGCGCCGCCGCAGGTCCTCGACGGGGGCGCCGAAGGTGCGCAGCCGGGCAATCTGGTCGCCCAGGGCCTTGTGCGGGCCCTGGGCCGCTTTGGCCTGGGCCTGCAGGCGCGTGACCGCCGCCCCCAGGCTTTGCAAGGCGCCGTGGGCCGCTCCGACCGATGCCGAGACGATCAGGTTCAGGGATACGCTACCGCCCGGCATGTGCTATACTCCTTCCATGTCAATCAATCTGTACGTCCTCATTCTCGCCGTGCTGCTGATCGGCGGCCCCGCCCTCTACGTCGCCGCCTGCGGCTACGGTCTCGGCGCCGGGATGCTCGCCGCCGTCCTGGTACTCCCCATCACCTACCCCATCGGTGTCGCCGTCGTCGGGGGGATCATGGCGTTCTTCGGCGAGCGGTAGTTTCCTGGGGAAGTCACGGCGCTTGTTCCCCGGCGATCACCGCTTTCAGATTCTCGACCCACCACGCCGCCTCGTCCGGCTTCATCGCCATCACCTCGGCCAGGCCGAAACGCCCGTGACGAATCAGCCCGATCACGCCGCTTGACCAGCCCCCCCCAGGGAGGGGGCCACGGCGTTTCCCAGTTCGGCCAGGTCGGCGGCCGACAGCCGGTGCAGCTCCTCGGCTGGTACCTTGCGCCCGTCGAAGGTCGCCACCTGCGCCAAGAGCGCCGCCACGAAGGCCATCCCCTCGGCCTTGCCCGCGACCCGCTCGGCCTGAATCAAATCACCCACCGTCGCGTCGCGCACCTCCACGGTTTCGAATTTCAATACGTCAGATTCTTTTTTGACAATCTTCATGGCGAGTTCCTTTCTCTACCCTCCGATATTGGTGCGGTAATCGGCCAGCAGGTCGACGCCGTCGGCCTTGTAGATGTTGGCCAGGGCGTCGAATTCGATGACCGGCTTGCCCGCGATTTCGAGCTTGCAATAGGTCACGCTCATGGTCGTCTCGGCCTCGACGTTGTCGTGCTGCTTGAACCCTCCCAGGGGGAACTTGGTGAAGGTGCCAGTCAGATAGGCCACCACCGCTTCCTGGGTGATGCGGCCGCCGTTGCCGTAGGTTTCCAGGCTGCCGCGTAGCTGCACTTCAACCGCCTGGTAGGGATTGGCCACTTTCGCCAGCACGTCCGCATAAAGGCTGTTCCATTTGAAGGTCGCCTCCATCTTGTCGACGCCGCTGGGGAATTCAAGCTTGCCCTGCATCCCCAGCACCTTGTGTTCGGTCATCGTCACCTTGACCTCGGGCAGCTTGCATTCGTCCACCTTGCCCAGCAGACTGTTGCCGTCCACATAGACGTTGGCGTTGCAGATTTTCTTGATTTCAATCGCCATGGTTTACGCCTCCCTTATTTCAGCGCCTTGAGCAGTTCGATATTCAGGAACGATTCGAACGAAATCCGCTCCGCCGGGGTCGGCGGCATGAATTCGATGTCGAAGGTCAGATGCCCGGCGGCGATCTCCGTCACCGGGTTTTTCGCCGTGTCGTATAGGCATTGCCCGTCGATGATGGCGCCGCGCATGATCAGGGTACGCAAAAAGCCGTTGACGCTTTCGCGGATGGCGTCGATCAGCGCCTGATTGATCGGCCGGTCGATGAATTGCAGCATGGCGTATTCGAGCGACTCGTGGATGATGTCCGCCGTGCGCTGCACGTTGATGAAGTTGGCCGGGGCCGTATCGGTGGGAAAGGCCGCGCTGCGGTTACCCCAGGCGCGGATGCCGCTGCCGAAACTGTTGAACAGGGTGACGATGCCGGCTTCGTTCAGGGCGTTGGCCTCGGTGGTCGAATCGTTGACCAAGGCGGTGATCGGCAGCTCCATGCCGGTGATCCCCTTGATTTCCGTGTTCGACGGGCTCCACCAGTAACCTTTTTCGATGTCCTTGGCTGCGATCACCCCGGCCAGGCGTTGCGACAGCGGTTCCAGCACTTCCGTGTCGGTGGCCGTGTCGTAGCGCTTGACATGGGGGAAGCACAACACCGCCCGGCTGCTCGACGTGTTGAAGTTGATCGTTCCAGTCGGGCCGCGCCCGGCGATGGCCTCGGGCACCGTGGTGCCAATGGGCGCGTCGATCAGCGCCATGGCCCGCAAGCGCGAGGCGACGGCGATCATCTCTGTCGCCACGGCATTCTGGGTGCAGTAGCCCGGGGCGATGATCATTTTCGCGACATAGCCGTAACGGTTGTAGGTGCCGATCAGGCACTGCAGCCCCGAGGCGTTGCCGTCCACGTCCACCGCGCCGATGATGTCGGAAGCCAGCACCGTTGCCGGGTCCGGCTCGGCCTCGGTCAGATGCACGGCCGGGTCGAAGACGTTGACGACGATGCAGATCGGGCCGTTGCCCTGATCGAAAATCGCGTCCAGCGCCGCCGGGATGGTGTAGCCGGTGGTGTTCACGCCGAAATACTTGGCCGCGTCCACCGGGTTGCGGATCACCACCGGCTCGTTGACGCTCTTGTAGGCGGCGTCCACCGTCTGGATCGGCGCGGTTCCGACCAGGCCGATGACGGCGGTCTTCACGCCGGTAATGGGGCGGGCGCCCTTTTCGATGACGATGGTCTCGACGCCGTGCAGATAATTCGCGGCCATGGCTTAGTCTCCTGTTTTCTCGGTGGGTTCGTTCGCGGCGGCCTTGGTCTTGGCCTTCGGGGCCGGCGCGACCTCGCTCAGCCAGCCCTTGCGCGCCAGTCGCTCGGTATAAACGTGCCCCGTCGGCAGTTCGACGACGGCGCCGGGAATCAGCAGCACATCGCCGTGATCCCGCAGACTGACCCCGGAGAGGGGGCCGGTGTAGCGATAGCGTTTCATGGGATTTCCTCCGTGTGTCCAAGATTGTCTTGCAGGGTCAGCCGTCTCAGTGCCGGCATGGCCTGCTGTTCGATGGCGCCCAGCCAGTAACCGACCTCAAATGCGACCACCCACACCAGATAGCCGTCGAGCCCTGGGTGGAAACTGCCGTCTTCGGCACCGCGCATGCGGATGTCTTCGGCGCCGGCGGTCTGAGGCACCAGCTTGCGCAGCGCTTCCCAGACAAGCGCGGCCAGATCCTTGATTTCCACCCAGCCGTCGGCCCGGTTCGGGTCGGTGAGTAGGCGCGCTTCGAAGTGCAGGGCGACGTGGCTGAAATCGCTGGGATTGCCGAAGGCCGGCAACGGTTCCACCTGCACCAGCTCCAGCAGGCAAGCGGGTAGAGGAATGGCACGTTGCGTGCGCAACGCCGGCCTGGCGCAGTCAACGGTGACGCCGGGAAGCGCGCTCGTGAGATGGGTAATCATTTCGTCATGCAGGTCAGTGAGCATGGTCTCCCCCGTGCAGCGCGTACTGCATTTCGTGCAGAACAAAGGCGCGCAATTTGCCCGGCACCTGGTCTTCCAGCTGCTGCAGGGCGACTTCGGCCTGATGACTGATCGTGATCCTTGAGCGCATGAACGGTAAGCGCTTGCTGGTGGTGCGCTGGTAAAGCTTGCCGGGGCGCGACGCGGGCGAGAACGCGGTGGGGAAATAGTAATCGTTGACGCTGTAGCCCTTGTATTCCCGCCGCAGCCTCCCCACCTGATCGGCGAGGACGGTATCGGTACCGAACCACACCTTCACCGCCTTGCCGATGTTGCCTTGCGCCTGGTGCTCAAAATCGCGCCAGTTCTTGTTGTACAGGCGCACACGGTGGACAACGAGCTTGCGCTTGATGCCGTGGTCTTTGAGCGCGCGCAGCAGGTGTGTCCTGACCCATAGCGCCGTTTTTCTGACGGCCCTGCCGATGGCCGCTTGCAGCCGCGCGGGGCTGATGGCCCTGGCCAGTTGCCGCAGGTCAAGGTCGTCGAAATCGAGCGTGACAGCGATCATGCGGACAGCCTGAGCGTGAGTTTGTTGAAGCCTGCCCCGTCCGGTTCGATATTGACGACGCGATAGGTCGCCCCGCAATAAACCAGGATGTCATCGAGGACGACGCCAATGCTGCTATCGAGAACAAACGCGGCCTGTTGCAAGCCTGTTGGATAGCCGGAAAAAGACGATGGCTCGCCGGGCGTGAGGAAAATGCCGCGCACGGGTGCGCCGTTCAATGTCGCGTCCTCACCCAGGTGCTGAAACACCTGGGTGTTCACGATGGTTTTCAGCGCGGCAAACCCCATGGGTTAACTAACCCTTCTTTCGTGCCGGCTTTTCCTGCTCGGCAGGGTTTTCGCTCGGCTTTTCCTGCTCGTTTTTTTTGGCGGCGTCCGCCGCGGCCTTACGCCGGGCAGCGTTAAAGAATGCCAGTCCCATCAATCCCTCCGTCAGGCGATCTTGTGTTTGAAGCACACGATGCGGATCTGTTTGGGGTCGTAGACGCGGACCCAGTTGGTACCGGTGGCCAGGTCGGTGCGGGTCGGGCGGCCGCCGGAGGCGTCGCCAGAGCTGATGGCGGCGCCGGTCCACTTGATGCCGCGCGGGTGCAACACGAAATGGCGACGGGAAATGAGCACATCGATGCCGGAGAGGGAATCGCGGTCGACCTCGGCGGGAACCTTGGGGCTCCCTTCGGCATAACCGAAGGCCCCGGCACCGAAGAGAAAGGTATCGTACACGCCTGCGGTGACGGGCAGGCCGTCATCGATAAACACGCGCTTGCCCTGGTAGGTGGGGAAGTCTTTGCCGTCGGAGCCTTTGACGGTGTCGATCAGGTCGTCTTTGAACAGTTTTGCGTAGGTCATGGAGTGCATGGCGACGCTGGAGAGGTCGCCGTACATGTCGCCCAGTTTGAAGCAGGCGTCGGCGAAGCTGAGTTTGTCAATGACGGCGGCAGCGTCTACCCCTCCAGAAATATCGAGGATGTTGCCGGTCATGCTGGCGGCGGCGAACACGCCCCCGAGGGAGGCGATCAGGCGGCGCTGCATGTTGCGGTCCCAGAAGGCGGCGACACGCGAGCCGATGGCGGCGACGGGATCGGCTCCGGCGAGTGAGCCGGCCAGATCATTGGCGCTAAAGGCCTTGCCGAGGGCGTGCAGCACGGCGACATCCTGCCCCGCATCGATGCCGGCCGGGGTGAGGGCTTTTTGGTCGGAGAGTTCTTCGGCGTCGCCTTCGATGTCGTTCCAAAAGGGCATGTTGATGGTTTCGCCGCCTTTGCGGCTGCCGCCGATCTCAACACGGGGGTCTGCGGCCACCAGCCCACTGGTGAACAGGGCGGATTTTTCCACGGTTTCACGGATGACGTAGGGGGCGAAGATTTCCGGGACAATGACGTCGGCAATGCGGGTTTCGGCCATGTTAGGCTCCTTTCGTTTGTTGCAGGTATGCGGCCGCGCGATCGACTTCGCCCTTGGCCAGTAAGGTTTGGATGGTCAGGTTGGTTTTGGCGGCACCCAGCAGCGCGTCGGTGACGCCGCTGGGCTGGTCGGGGTTGTGCTGTTGGGGGGTCGGCTGCTGGGGCGCGACTTTTGCCAGTAATTCGGCTCGCACGCTTGCCAGATCGTGGCCGTTGCGGATAAAGTCCGCCGCCAGCTCGGGCTTGCCGGCGATGACGCACAGCTCGCAGATATCCTGAGCCAGGGTGGGTTCGCCAGGCTGGGGTTCTGCGCTGGTTGGCGCCACTTCCTGTTTTTTCACGAGTTGTGCGGCCAGAGGCTCCGGCAGGCCATCGGCCAGGGCGTGGGGCAGCCGGGCCAACGCGGTCATGGCGACGGGGTCGATGACGGCGGTGCAGAAGCCTTGCGCCTTGGCTTCTTCTGCGGTGAGCCAGGTGGTGGCGTCCTGCATGGCGCGGACCGTCTCTTTTTCGGTGCCGCTGCGCTTGGCGTAGATGGCGGCGCAGGTGTCGGCGAAACGGTTGTACAGATCGGCGGCTTCTTCCATGACGGCGCTGTCTCCGACCACGAAACCCCAGGGGTTGTGGATCATGAGGTAGCTGTTTTCCGGCATGGTGATGGTATCGCCGGCCATGGCGATGAGGCTGGCGGCACTGGCGGCGAGGCCGTCGATGGTCACGTTCACCGGGCCGTCGTGCAGCGCCAGGGCGTTGTGAATAGCGATGCCGCCGAACATGTCGCCACCGGGGCTGTGGATGTTCAAGTCGATAGCTTCGCCGCTGGCGGTGGCGGCGATCTGCGCCAGAACGTCTTTGGGGCGGACGTCGTAGTCATCGAGGGCGCCGTGGATGGTGATTTTCATTGGCGGTTCTCCTGTGCTGGGATGGATTGGTCGCGCAGGGCGTCGGCCAGGCGCTCGGCATCGATGCGCTCGGGGTCGTCGCCGCGCTCGGCAATGACGCCGGTGCGGGATTTGATGCCGGCGCTAATGGCGGCGGCACTGGCCTGCACGTCCTGCAGCGGGTTGATGTAGGGCCAGGCTTGCGGCACCCACTCCACGCGGGTATCGATGCGGACTGGCAGCTCGCCAGAGAGTCTGGCGAGCTGGGCCAGCCGCTGCCATACCGGGCGGCATAGGCCGTGGACCAGCAGCTGTTTTTGCTGCTGCTGCAGCCGGCGGCGAAACGCGCCGAGGGTGACGCGGGCGGTGCGATCGCTGCTGTCGGTCCAGTCGCCGGTCAGTAGTTCATAGGGGATGTCGATGGCGGCGGCGATGAGGCGCTGGTGGGTGCGGCTGAACTCGGGGTAATGTTCGCCCAAGGTAGGCAGGTCGGGCGACGTCACCTCCTCGCCAGGCAGCAGGGTGTAGGCGCTGCCGGGGACGATGACGGATTCCTGAACTTCGTCCGGGTTGATACCCTGATTGGTGACGGGGTCAATGCCGGGGTCGATCGGAGCCGGCCGGCGGATGAACAGGGTCAGGCTGGCGGCGAGCTTTTGCCGCTCCAGGGTGGCCTCGTTGTAGTCGTCGAACTGCTGCAGGGTTTGCAGGGCGGTGGCCAGGCGGGGGAAACCGCGCAGCTGCCCAGGGCGCTGGGGCTCGTACAGGTGCAGCAGGTCTTCGGCCTCGATGCGCTGGTAGTGGTCGTGGGTGTATGCCTGCCCAATGGCCCGCCAGGAATCGCCGGGGTGTTTTTTGTGCACCCAATAAGCGACGCGCCGGCCATTACCATCAACCTCGATGCCGCTGTAGATGGCGTTGCCGTTCGGAGCGCGGCCATCGTGCAGTGGCACCATGTCGGCCTCTAGCAAATTCAATGAGATAGCGCCGCAACCAAAAAAAGAATCGAGGGAATTTACCAGGTGAACGAAGCATTCACCGGATTCGATGATGGCGCGGGCAGCCAGGGCCTGCAGGCCGTAGAAGTCGCAATGGCCGTGATAATCGGCAGCTGGCACGAAGGTTCGCCACAGATCGTTCAGGGCGCGTTTATGGCCGTCGTTTTCGGCCTGGAACAGGGGGACGATGCCGGTGCCAATCAGCTCGCTGACCAGCAGGTTGACGGCGCGGGCAGCCAGGGGCGAGTTGCGCACGCTGTCACGAACGCGGGAACGGGTCGGCCAGACATAGGGGGTATTGGCGCGATTCGGGCCGCTATTGGCTGGAGAGGGGCCAAAGGCTCGATTGACCCGCCCGGCTTTCCAGTGGGCTTTGGGGGTGGTCGGCACCGGCGGCAGAGAGGAACGATGGCGAGCCATGGCTACAGACCCTGGTAGCGCAGGTGGCGCAGACGGCTGGCGCTGGCGGGGAGTTTGCCTTGCAGGGCGGTCAGTTCGTTTTTGAGCTCGGGCAGGGAGATTTCGGCGTACTGGATGACGCGGTCGGCAAAGCGCACCTGGGTGACGCGCTCGCCACGGGTCATGGCGGCGATGGCGTCTTTGAGGGCGTCGATGTCGTCTTGCAGCTGGATAAGTTCTTCGCTGGTCATGGCGTGGCCTCCCTGAGGGTTGCGGCCACGTTAGCAGGTTTGGTTATTGCGCGGGGGCGCCCTTGCCGAAGGTGCGGGAGCGAACGACCTTCCGTGTGGGGGCCGCTGGGGTGCTCGCCGGGGAGACGCTGAGGCGCGACAGGTCGAGTCGGCGAATGGCCTTGAGGGCTTCGAGGGCGGCGAAGCCGTAGACAGTGCAGTCCCAGGCTTCGTTTCTGGCCCCGCTGGGCTTGACCCAGCTGCGCACCGGGCGGCCCTTGCCGTTGTGTTTGATGACGCGGCGTTCGATGGTGAGCTGACGGAAAAAGCTCTGGTACAGATCGGAGCCGAAGCGGATACGGCCAGGCCCTTCGGTGATGGTCAGCCTGGCGCGGATCATGTCCTTGATGGTATCGACGCCGACGTTCCAGACGCGATGGCTGCGATGTTTGCGGCTGCGGCTGGCGCGATCGGGCCAGGCGGGCTTGGGGCCTGAGACCCCCTTGATGGCGTAGATATCGCGGCCCTCCCTGGCGCTGGCGAATTCATACACGGCCTGGGTGCTGGAGCCGCCGGAATCGATGCAGGCAGCCCGAATGCGCAGGTCTGCCCCTAGTTCGCTTTTGCGCGTCTGGAGCAGCCAGGCATCGAGGGTGTGCCACACCTGCGGGAAGTTTGGCGAGCCGTCAAACACGCGCTGGCAGATCACCAGGCATTGTCCGGCGCTGGTCCAGCCGAGCAATACGGCTTCGAGCCGGTCTTGCTGGGTGTCGATTCCGGCGGTGAGCAGGACGATTTCAGCTGGCAGCAGTGCTTCGCGCCAGGCTTCGCGCCGGGCCAGCAGCTGGTCTGGCGACAGGGCGTCGCCGTCGCGGTCTTCATAGGGCAGGCCGAGGCTGGTATTGACCCAGGTCTTGTAAATGTCGGGGATGTCCTTGGCGCGCAGGTAGTCGCGGGCGACGTCTGCCCAACTGCGCCAGGGTGAGTAGAGTTCGTTCAAGTGGAATCCGGCGATCCCGTCGCTATCGGCCCCGCCGACCCAGCGACCGGCAGCGAGCAGCGCCGGCTTGTGTTGCTCGCTGATCACGACGCCGCACTGGCGGCAGGCGCAGGCGGCGGTTTCCGGCTTGTGCTCGTCGAAGGTGATCTGCTCCCACTCCAGCGGCTGGTAATGGCCGCATTCGGGGCACGGCACGAAATAACGCCGCTGGTCGGACTGTTGCCAGGCCTTTTCGATGCGGCTGATGCCGGCGAGGGTTGGTGTTGAGGTTAAAACTATTTTACGGTTCCAAAAGGTTTTGGTGCGCGCCATCGCCAACTGAACCGGGTCGCCTTCGGCTCCGGCGCTGGCCGGGTAGCGGTCAACTTCGTCGGCCAGGACGATCCGCACTGGACGCGAGGCGAGGGATGCCGGGCTGTTGGCGCCGGCCAGGGTCAGGTGGCCGCCGGGGAATTTCTTGTGCAGCAGGGTGTTGCCGCTGTCGCGGCTGCGCGGGTCGGCGATCAGCGTGTTGAGCGGTGGCGTGTCGCGCACCATGGTGGCGATGCGGTCCTTGCTGAAGGCTTCGGCCATGTCGAGGGTTGGCTGCAGTAGCAGAATGGGGGCCGGATCCTGATGGATGTAGTAGCCGACAATGTTAAGCAGGATCTCAGACTTCCCGACTTGGGCGCTGCTCATGATGACGATAGTGTGGATCTCGGGGTCGTGCATGGCGTCCATGATGCCGCGCTGGTAGGGGGCGCGGTCGGTACGCCATCTCCCAGGTTCGGCGCTGGCCTCGCTGGACAGCCGGCGGTGCGCGTCGGCCCACTGACTGACGGTGAGTTCTGGCGGCGGCGCCCAGATGGACAGGGCGGCGGTGAGTTGGTCAGTCACGGGGAACCCCGTCGCCGCCCTCGGCCAGCTCGCGCAAGGCCTCGTGGATGATTTGCCGGGACTGAGTTTCGACTTCCGCGGCGCTTCCCCCTGCGCAGACCGACGCCAGGCGCGACGGCAACGCCAGCAGTTTGGCACGGGAGTTGGCAAACAGGGACTGCCAGTAGGTTTTCACCTCATCTGCGGGCAGTAAGGTTCTGCGCTTCACCTCCTCGTCCAGCGCGGCAGTGTTCGCCTGATGGTGGGTCAGTCGCGCCCGCTCGGCATTGTAATCGAACGCTTTGCCATCCTCAGAAATGCCTGTGCCTCTGCGCCATTTTTCCAGCAGCCAGGCGCCAAACTCCGGGCAGGGGTATGTTCCATTCGGCAACCGAGGTGGCGGGTAGGCCTCTTTGTCCAGCTGCCGCACACGCCGGCTGGTCACACCCAGGATCCCTGCGACCTGATCCTGCGTTATCGTCTCGGTCTTTATCACTTCTGCCATTGCTCACCTGCCATTGAAGGAAATCAGGGGCACCCTGGCGCTAGCGCTTTTTCGCGAGTCGCCGGACTCGCACGCCGAAACATTACAGGGGCCCCTGGGTTTTGCGTGTCAGCCATGTAGCTGTTCCAACTCTAGCTTCGAGCTTTGACAGCGCAAAGATCGTCGGGCGCAGCTGGGCTGGCGCGTCAGCATAGCCGTTTCGGTTGAGTGCCAGCAGTTCGGACCGCGAGACCAATGCCAGATTCTCCAGCACGCAGTTGGATATGTCGCCATCGACGAAGAGGATACAGGCGCCAGCAGGCTTTGGGCCATGCTCCTGTTCCCACAGCCACACATGCTTGTAACGATACCTTACCCCGCTCCCATGAGGAACCTTAATAAGGGTATATCCATGCTTATCCAGCCGCTCCGAACAAAGAGGTTTCGCTTGTCGCATCAGCCTTGCTCCGTCCCGATCATCTTCGGCGCCCGCTTGATGTAACCCTCGCCCACCGCCTTGGTGGCATCGAGCACCAGCTTGGCATTTGACACGATCTGCGCCGACACCGCCGTGATGGCTTTCGATCGTTCCATCTCGCGCTGCAGGTCCTCCTCGCTCAGGTCCTCATCGCTCAGTCGCTCCAGTTGAGCGAACAGGTGATCGTTCAAATCCGTCAGTCTGTTTTTCATCGTTGACCCCTTCAGCAAAAAAAAAATAAAAAAGATTTTTCCCTGCCCCCCTGGCGGCGGCGAGGCTTTGGGGACAGCCCGGACCACGGACCCCCTCTAAAGAGGGGGGTCCGGTTGGTCCGTGGTCCTGCCCCAAAAATAAGCCCGGCACGGACCAGGACCGGACCAGTCGGACCAATTGGTCCGCGATTGGTCCATTACCCCTTGGCACAGAACGTGCTAGGTCGGAAACATGGCATTTGTGACCTCCTCGGCCAGCACAAAAAAACCACCATCCTCCATCAGCTCGCCATCCTCAATCATGGCCAGCACCTCGCCTCTGCCCCGCCCATCCTGGTTGCGGAACAACGTCTTGCGCACCGCCTCGCGGCTCTTCTCAGGTGCGAACAGCTCCATGTAGCAATCAATGATGCCATCCTTGCTGCAACGGCCGTCCAGCCCCTCGCGTTCAATCGCCAGCCTGACCGCCTCACGCGCCTGCTTGCGCTTTGTCGTGGTGCTGCCAGACAACACCTTCTTCACGTTAAGCTCATACTCCAGCACGCAACTGCTTTCGTGCTCATCGTCGCCATACTTCACCGGTTTCAGAAGAAAGCCGATGGGGCTGTGCGGTTCCGCGTCCTTCATCTTGGTGCATTCTATCCGGCCGTTCTGCACCCGGTATTCGAAATCCATCGCCCCTTTGAGCGCACTCGAACCGCGCGCACGGGAGCCCTCCACGTGGCCGCTGTGGTGCACCGCCAGCACCACGCAGTTGAACTCTTGCTGCAGGCGGTCGCACTGCGCCACAAACAGCCCGCTGTCCCGCGCGCTGTTCTCGTCCGCCTGGCCCGGCAACGCCCTCGCCAACGTATCCACCACGATCATTGCCGGTATCGTGCCGCCCACCTCCTCCACCAGGGCGCGCACATCATCGGCCAGCGCACCCACCGCCTCGGGATCGAAACTCAGTCCCCGTTGCGTAATGAAAAAGCGGTTCGCCGGCACGCGGGTATTCCGGTGCTGCTCCCACGCCTTCACCCGCCGCGGGATGCCGTGCCGGCCCTCGCCGCAGATGTAAATCACCAGCCCGCCCCGAACCTCCAAATTCAGCCACTTGCGCCCGCTCGCCACGCACAGCGCCAGATCCAGCACAAAAAACGATTTTCCCGCCCCGCTCGGGCCGAACACCATCCCCGTCCCAGGCGTTTCGATGAAGCGCTCGATCAGCCACTGCGGCTTGCGGCTCTCAATCCGCGTCACGTCAATCAGCAGATCCGACCGCCGGCGGGCCAACACCAGCTGCTGCAGCGCCGCCCCGCCATGCTCCAGCGCGTAATCGTTCCAATCCCCTTTGCTGCCCTGCGGGTAGGGTGGGAACAGCACCTCGCCGCGCCCCACCTCGGCCACCGCCTTTTTTGCCGCCGTGACGCCCGGATTCCCCGCGACTGTCTGGTCGTTATCCGCCGCCAGCACCAGGCGCGAGCGCGGGAACAGTTTGTCAACCTTTACCGCCACCGCCGGCAGATTCCCGGCGCTGACCGCCACCACCACCGTCTTGCCGGTGGCGATATGCAGCGTCATGCCCGTCGCGTAACCCTCACACACAAACACCGTATCCGGCTCGCCGACAATGGTGTGATAGCAGCCGCTCACCCGCCCACCGCTGTTCACCTTCTTCGTCCCGTCCGGCCAGATCCGCTGCACCCCCAACAGGTCCATGCCATCGCGCAGCGGAATCATCAGATACCCGTCCGGGTGATAGCGAATGTTCGGATCTGGCCGCACCTGCTTGCGCTGCAAGTACGGGTGGCCGTCAGGGCACTTTTCACCCTGCATCCACAGTGCCCAGCTGCTCTTCAGCGCCGTCTCGCGCCGTTCCTCCACCGTCGGCAGCCGCACCACCTGGGGGCGCTCCGGCATGTCGGAGCCACCGCAGAATTCCCGCAGCCTGTGGGCGGCGTCCAGCATCGAGCAGGCGTCGATCTGGGCCACCATGTCCACCGGATCGCCCCACTTCTCCCCGCTGGCAAAATCACTGCCCACCCCCGTGGTCAGATTGGTACTGCAGCTCTCCCCCGCCCCACCAAACTTGTCGCCACACACATACTCGCCGCCCTTCGCCGTCCCGCCAGGCATCCAGTGTTCCAGCACCTGCAGCAGACGACTGCGCGCCTGCTGGTTGACCAGCGCGAAATCGATTTCGTCATCGTCACCCTCACCCTGCCTGCCGGCGCGGTTAAGATCAATGATCATTCCAGCACCTGTCAGAGAAATCACACCATTTACATTGAAAAAAGTCCCTATTCTGTGTGCAGCGAGGCAAAAACGACCCGTTTTCCGTCGTTTCGATAACGGCCGCCACCCGCGCCCGGCACAGGGAAAACTCATTCGGATCGAACCTGACCAGTTGATGGAAAAACGCCATGGAATTGGCATTTATTGCGGTAAAAAGGCACGAATCAAGCCCCAAATAGCCCATATACAGCTGCACTTGGGCAAAATATGTCGAACTGTATTTTCGCAGCCGCTCCTTTTGCAGGCGGTTGAAATTTTTCTCCCCCAGACACTTGCACTCCCACAGCACCGGCAGGTTCAGCGGGCATTCAACATCCGCCCGCCGCCATGCTCCAATCACCCCATCCACATGGCCACCAAAGCGGCCATTAAAATCGCTAAAGGCGTTACCGTTCTTGGTGGCGAAGACAAACCCGGCAGCCTTCAGCCAGCGCCGCGCCTTCTCCTCATACACATGGCCCCGGTCAAAAATCCGCGCCACCCGCGCCCCAGGTACCCGCCGCTCGACCCGCCCCAGCGCGCACAGGTAGTGATACTGTACCTGTCGCTCACACGGCAGGCCAACCACCGACGCCCCCAGATAACCGCGCCTCGGCTCGGCCGCCGCAGCCGCATCGATCCGCTCGTCCACCAGATAGGTGACCCGCTCGGAAATCGCCGTTTTCGAATTCAGATCAATCACGTTCATCCCCCATGTCAAAACGGCACCAGTTGGTTTACCCAGTCCTCCTCCGCCAACTGCGACCCCTGCCCCTCTGGCCCGTGAACATACCGGCGCGCCACCTCGAACGGCGCCTCCAGCTCGATCAGCGTCTGCCGCAGCGACTGTCCCCCTGGCGTCCACCAGCGATATCGCGGATGGCAGTCTGTCGGGAAAATCAGTTCTCCCCGCTCGATCCGTGGCGGTTGCCAGCCATCCACCGGCACCGCGTCCGACGGGCACGACAGCACCGCCTCACACAGATACAAAATCTCCCCATGCGTCATGCTGAAGAACGACTTGTCCATCAGCTTGCGCGCCATGAGCTTTTCAGCAAGTTTTGGCAGATCGATCACGGCCCCACCCCCAGGGCGGCCTCGATCTGCCGCCGGTTGAAGCTAAAACTGGCATGACAGGCTGCGGCATACTTGGTCATCGACACCTCATAGCCAAACTTGCGCAGGATATCCATCTGCTTCTCCGTTGCCGGGTCGTCCAGCCAGCGCCTGGATTTCTTTGCAGCCTTGTCCGTCTCATAGTTGCGCAGAAAGTCGTCTGCTGCGCTCATAGCCTGCAGCCGCCCTGTCACCGCCAGCTTGTGGACCTTCCGCTCGTCCTGCAGCTTGCCAATCGCATGCCATGTCTCCCCGTCTGGCGAGAATACCCCAGCCCAGGCAGTGAACCCGCAAGCCATCAAGCAGGTATCGGTACCGAACAGATCCAGCCAGCGAAACGGCGAGGCGTTCAGGATGTCGATCTCCGTCAGGTCAACGCTTTCAACCAAATCGTCACCGGCCAGCCGCTCGAAACAAAAACCGCAGATCGGGCAGGAGCGCGTGGCCGCCGGCACCAGCGCGCCACAACCGCGGCTGCCGTTACGGTCGGGAAATTTGTAGTCCATGCCGGCCCGATAGCCTTCCGGGCAGGTTTTCAGCACCGCCTCACCCTTGCCTGCGGCCGCCTCCACATGCAGCCCATCCTCCTGATCCAGATCGCCATGCGTCAGCAGAGACAGACCAAAATCGAGCAGCACGCAATCCTTCTTCACCACGCCCGGGTAACGCTCCGGGTCCACCGTGCGCAACCCGCGCCCGGCCATCTGGATCATCGGCCCCTTCTCACTGCACTGGCGCAGCAGCACCACGCAGGCCACCGGCTGGCTGTCGTAGCCTTCGGTTAAAACAGCAACGTTGGTCAGCACTTGCAGCGCACCCTTGTCAAACTGGTTGAGCATGTGGCGCCGTTCGCCATCCGCCATGTCGCCGCGTACAACGCCGGTTTCGATCCCCGCCTCACGAAAGGCTTGCGCCACGTTCTCGGCATGTTGCAAGGTGGCGCAGAACACAATCGTCTGGCGCCCGCCGGCCTTGTCGCGCCAATGGCGCACCACCTCGCCATTGATGGCCGGCGTATCCAGCACCCTGGCCACCTCGACCTGATCGCCAAAGGCCGAGGTGGTGCGGATCTGCGCCAGTTCGCCCTGCACGCCGATATTCACCACAAACGCCCGTGGCGGAACCAGAAAACCGAGAGAAACCAACTCCTTAATCGTTATTTTCTCAGCCACATTGTCAAAGAATTTCCGCAGGCTTTTTTTGTCCCCGCGCTCAGGGGTAGCCGTCACTCCCGTCAGCAGCAGCTTGGGATTGCGCTCGCGGCACACGTCGATAATCTTTGCGTAGGTCGGCGCTATCAGGTGGTGGGCCTCGTCACAGATGATATGGTCGAACTTCGGCAGCACCGCCAGATTGCGCGTCAGCGTCTGCTGCATGGCAAACACCGCCTGGCCGCTGAACGACTTGCGCTCGGCGGTGTAGAGCGATACCGGTACCTCCGGGTTGACCAGCGCGAACTTACTTGCGTTCTGCGCCACCAACTCCTGGCGGTGCTGCAGAATCAGTGTCTTGCCCTTAACCCTGCCCGCCAGGCCCGCCAGAATAATGGTCTTGCCCGCACCGGTGGCGGCAACGATCAGCGTGTTGCGGCGCTTCTTCAGCGCCGCAACCGCGTGTGTGATCGCGCGTTGTTGGTAACCGCGAAAGATCATGCGCCGCTACCGCTGCGCCCAGGCCGGCACCGGTGGCCCCGCCGGCTGCTGGCTCGGCGCCTGAACGGGTTGCCTGGCTGATGCCGCCGGCGCTGACGGTGACGCGGCCCCCCAGGACGGCGCCGGCGCTGGCTGCCCCACGCAGGGCGCATCGTCCTGGGGCACTTGCGGAATCGGGCTGTCGCTTATCTGCTCCCCCAGCGGGTATTCCTTCATGTCCGGCGTGATAATCTGCTTGATGATGTTGTTGACATACCAGCGGCCGTCCTTGTAGCCGCGCTCCAGCTCGCAGCCGAGCCTGGCCAGAAACGTCATGCCGTTCAGATCGGCCCAGTCGTTCAGCTTACGGCTGGCCGTGGCTGCCGGGCTGGCATCGTGCGGGTCAATCCCCCGCGCGCTCTCCACCACCGCCCGCAACGTGCGCATGCTGATTGCCGCCGCCTTGTCGCTGCCGCGCACGGTAAGGTTCTGCCAGATCTTGCGGCCGGCAAACTGGCCGTCCGCCTCAAACTCGATATCGAGAAACTCATTGCCCTTGTCGCTGCGGCACAGCAGCTCGTGGCTGCCCTCCTTGCCGGCGCGCGGCGGGCGAATGGTCAGTGTCAGCGGCACAATGCTGCCCGGCGGAATCACGCCGGCGCCCGTGCCTTGCAAATCGGCGGTGTTCAGATCAATCATGAGTGGTCTCCTTGGTCGTTGTTGGCAGCGCGTAGCGCCCGCCGGTTGCCTCGTGCAGCGCCTGGTGGAACGCCCCCCAGGTGCGGTCCTTGCCAATGTAGATTTCCTCTGGCAGCGGCCAGCGGCTCTTCGCTTTCCAGGCTGGCCGCTCGGTGGTGTAAATCACCCGCTCGCCCGTGCCAATGCCGCGCGTGCGCTCGTTATCCATGCCGTCCTTGGTCTTCCGCACCTGCATCCGGTAGTTGCAGAACAGCACCATATCGGCCCATTCCTGCCACAGCGCGAAGGCCCGCTTCTGCATCTTGATCTGGTAGCAGTCGTACACATCCGCGTCCGGCGGCGAAATGGTCTTGATTTCGCTGTGGGCCAGCACCACAATCTGCATCTCGCGGGTGTTGCGCAGGCTATCCAGCCCAGCCAGCACCACGCGCCACCAGCGGTCAACCTCGACATAGCCCTTGCCGTACCCAAACGCCTCGATACTCTCCTTGCCATGATGGGCGCAGCAGGCCTGCCACAGCAGCGGCTCCAGCCAGTCGAGCGAGTCAATCACCAGCGTTTTGTACGGGTGCTCGCCATGCAGCACCTCGATGATATCAACAATGTTCTGATAGCTGGTCGCCAGCGGGAACGCCGGAATATCAAGTGCCGCGCTGCCGTCCTCGATCTGCAGCAGCACCGGGCCGGCAAAGGTGCTGGCGAAGGTGTTCTTGCCAATGCCTTGCACCCCGTAGATCAGCATTTTCTGGGGCGGGAATACCGCGTTCGCCTTCCTGATCGTGGCCAGCATCAGGCCACCGCCTCAATCTTCAGCGTCGACTTGCCCGGCTCCACCTTACGCGCCGGGGCGAACGCCTCACGCACCTGCGGGGCAAAGCTCTCCCACAGCTTCTCAGGGATATCGAACTTCAGACGCAGGTAATCCGCCGGCTTGTCGCCGGCCCGCAGAATTTTTTCGAACATGCCCAGCAGTTGCTCCTGGTCCCAGCTCACCTTCTTCGGGATCGTCTCCGTCACCTTAAAACCTTCCAGTGTGATGTTCACGCTGCCGGTTTCCTTCTGTTGCGCCGTGCGCACATCCAACAGACGCTGCGACACCACATTCCCAATGTCCGTCATCACCACGTCCAGCTCATTCTTCAACCGGGCCAGTTCCTGTTCCATCCATTCCTTTTGCGCCACCAACTGTGCCAAAGTGCTCATGCTTTCACCTCTTTAATGATAATGTGAGCTCCGATACGCTCCTGCGCGTACAGCTTCATAGCCGTTACCTCCACCACCTGGCTGTCATCGTGCCAGGCCACCCCGGTCAGCGCGTCCTTCACGCACCGCACCAGCTTATCCAGATCGGGTTTTTTCGTGTGACAGCGCGGCGCCGTCGCCCTGAGTTTGCCCGCGTTGCGCCCCGCGCCGTAGTGCCATTTGGGGCGCGGCATGTAGAAACAAACCTGCAGGCAGGCCGCGCCCGCCATTGGCTCGATACCCTGCTCGGACGCGCACAGCCCGATCAGACTGGCCCAGGGCTTCTGCTTGTCGCGGTTATCCTGCATCACCTGCACCTTGCCGGTATGCCGGTTGACAAACGCCTTGGCGCTGCCTTTCGGCACCGGCACCCCAGGCACAAAAAACTGCTGCTGACCCGCCGCCGTCACAGCAGCACCGGCCGCATCTGACCACCAGACATACACAGCCCGCCACCTCGCTTCATCCACTCGTACAGCAACTCGTAAAACTCCGGCGAGGCCAGGTAGTCCACGAACGACACCGCCAGCACCCGCTGCCGATCACTCATGCAAAATCGATCCGCCATTTGCTCCAGCACCGCATCATCCATCACTGCACCACCTTTCTCCAAATTCGGCGTCAGGTTACCCTTGGCGTTAGCCACCAAATAGCTGTACCTTATGTGTCATTAGTTGCCTTTTCAGCCTGTGGTATATGACCTGGCCTACTCGCACGCTATACATGCTGAGTTTCCCTGGTTCATCGATCCGCCTCGTGATTTCGCCCGTCAAAAAAACATACGACCTGGCCGAGTTGTCCCATGCCCTCAGCGTGACAGTTTCACCAATTTTCAATGGTGTTTCTTCAATATCAGAGTCGTCCTTCATCTCTCCTCCGTGTGGCTAACCAAGCGCAGCGTTATGCGGCGCGGGCGGATGCTCGCCTTCGAGGTCCGGTCTGGCTACCTCTACGATCTCCGGCAGCGGCATCCAGCCACGCAGATCGTAGAGGGGCAGGAACTCGTTCTCAAAATAAGTGTCGTCAAATTTGCCGTCCACCGGCATGACATTGATCATGGCGCAGCACCATTTTCCGCTTGGCCCGTTCCAGGCGCAGACCAGCGGGAACGGGTAGCCCACATCGGCCAGGAATACGCAATCCTTCGGCGCTGTTTCGGGGATTCTCCAAGCTTCACAGCATTTTGCCCCGTCTGTGCTGTCCATCATCAAGCCCTCACACCCCTGGTCTGCCGCTCCCTGATCACCACATAACTGCCGTCCGCCTGCCGCTCCAGCGGCGGCGGCAACGTCCGCTTGCCGTTTCTCCAGCTGCGCAGTCGGTTCTGGTGCATCTGGCACAGGCCCGATTTATTTTGGCTCAGGTCTATCCGCCCAGGGCAGCCCTGCACCGCGCACTGCCCCAACTTCATTTTCCGGTGGCGGCCTGGCGCCTGCGGCGCAAAATCCGCCGCCGTCAGCGGCCGGCTCATGCCGGCGCCATCGCGCGGGTCGAACAGATGCCACCCGCACTGCAGGCAGCGCACGGTCTGTGAGCCGCGCAGGCTGCGGCAACCCTCCACCGTCAGCGCGGTAGAGCCGCACTTGCGGCAACGTGGCTTCACTTCACACCCCCACACACATCCAGCAAAAACCGCACACCCATCGCCGCCACCTGGACAGCCTCCGTCCGCAACGCCTGCGGCTGCGGGTTCTCGCGCATCACCTCCCGCGCCAGCTCCGCCACCTCACACTGAATCGTCGCGTAACCATCCAGCGGTCCGGCCATCGGCTCGTGCAGTCCCTGCGCCCGGCGCAGCTCGGCAATCACCGCCAGCAGCACCGCAATCTCATCCGCCGTGCAGCGCACCTCCAGCATCCGCGCCCGCTCCGCCTGCTCCAGCACGTCCTTGGCCCAGGCAATCGCCGGGAACCATTCCCCATTCGTTACCGGCTGACAGGCTTCGCCGAACTCTTCCATGTCGCTGCGCACCATCAGGTCAATCAACGTCTCCAGAACCTTCAGCATTTCATCAGTCAGCATCACACACCTCCAGTCTCAGACCGAACTCAGCCGCCCGCGGCGAATCCGCCAGCGCCCGACACGCCTCATCATCCAGCATCGCCACCGCCGCATCACACACCAGCCAGCAGCACACCAGCATAACCAGCAGCGCCACCACATCCCCACAGCTCACAGAACCTGATTTTTCAGCCATTCCTCCACCTCCGCCCGGTCCCACACCGTCACCCCACCGCCCAGCTTCCGAGGCGCCGGCAAACGATTCTCTCGCGCCATCCGCCACACAGTTGCCACCGACACCCCCAGCATTTCCGCCAGGTGCCGCGCCCTCAAATACCGCGCCGCAATCGCCGCCTGCGGCAGCTGGCGCTCAGAATCCTCCGGCAGCGCCAGCGCCACCATCTTCTGCAGATCGGCCAACATGCAGCGCAGCTCGCCGATCTCCTCCCGCAACACCACCATCGGACTGCGCGCCATCACGCCCTACCCTTCACCGGGCAGTAATGCCCGCGCGCATCCTGATACGTCACATCCTGTTTCATGATGGTTGCCCCCGTTGTGTTGCTGCCCAGCCTGCTTCAGCTTTTTGTTTTCGCGTTGCAGATGCTCTGCCACCGCTGTGTTGACCTCCTCTAGGATCGTCGTCTGCTTTACTGCCGCCAGAATGGAAATCTGGTGGTGCAGCTTCCCGTCCATGCGCGTGTACTTTGGCGTCACGGCCTCACCCCCCTTTCTTTTTGTGGTATGCTTTGTTTGGTTGTTGTGCTTGGGTAGACTGTACCTTACGAAATCGTAAGTATGCAAGCAAAAAATACGTTATCGGAAGGATATTTTTATGGGCATCGCTGATAACATAAAGAGTTTACTAGATATTAGGGGAATAAAGCCTGCTGATTTATCTAGGGATTCTGGTGTCCCGCAGGCAAGAATTTCTGAAATCGTAAGCGAAAAAACAAAGAACCCCCGAATGGCCACCCTGCAAAAAATCGCCAAAGCGTTAGGCGTCACCGTCAGCGACCTGACCGACGACCCCAAAACAACAACAGTCTCACACGCAGACGCGCCCACGGCCCGGCACACACAACGCCAGATTCGCGACAACTTCGTCATCGCCTCGCTGCCGCTACTCACGGACGATCAGTCGGAAATGATTTTTGATCAGGTAAGGGGGATGGTGGGGAAGTGATGGTTCGGTTTATCAAAACTGGCGGAACAGTCTTTGCCGCATTTATCGCGGGGTGCCTCGGGGGACTGTGTGTTATTCTGGTGCATGACCGGATTGGCATCCACCTGCGCCACACCGACCCGGCCAACTGGGCCGTATCGTCTGCAGAGGTAATGTCAACAGCCAACACCTTCATTGTCTACACAACATCCATAAAAACTGGAGCCTGATCGCCAATGAAAGCAGGCAAAACCCAATCTTTTTACATCGTCTATGACGGCCCCGCCCTTGAAAACAGCGAAATCGACGTGCGCCAGCTCGCCCCGGCCCTGCACGCCATAGGGGATCTGTTCGAAGCCGCCAGTTGCGCCATCTATGGCAACAGCCTGCGCACGCAGGTGCGGGTAAAAGGCTCGTTCAAGACCGGATGCTTCGGTATCGACTTCAATTTTGTGCACAGCCTTGCCGACGCGCTTGCCGGACTGTTCACCAGCCAATACATTGACGCCGCACTCAATCTGGCAGAGCTTATCGGCCTGGGCACCGCCTGCACAGAAAAAGGCCGCACCAGCCTGATCGCCCTGCTTCAAAAATTGCGTGGTAGAGAAATCACCAAGGTCATCGACAACCAGGACGGCACCGTGCGAATCGAAGTCACGGACGATACCTACCAGGTAGAAAAAGCCGTCCTTGACCTGCTGCGCAATCTCGAAGTAAGAAAAGCCCTCGACGCCACCATCAGCGAGCCCTTGCGCACCGAAGGCATAACCAGCTTCGGTTACGGCCCCAACAGCGCACAGATCAGCACCATCAGTCAAAGCGAGAGCGCCTTTTTTGCCGCGCCGCCCCTTGGCGAAGAAGTGTTGGGGGAATCAACCTACGAAACCACCATTAAAGTGATCAACGTCGCCTTTCAGGAAGACAACCTGTGGCGCATTTCTGAAGGTGGAGAAACCCTGCACGCCCGCATCGAGGACAAAGACTTCCTCAGCGATGTGCACAACAACTCGCGCGCCTTCGCCAAGGACGACCTGTTCCGCGTCCGCCTGCGTAAACGGCAGACCCTGGGGGAAAAAGGCCGCGTGCGCACTGAAACCGCCATCGAAAAAGTGCTCGACCACCGCAGCGCCGCGCACCAGATCCACCTGCCGCTGGAAAATGCCAACAACACCGCCAGCCTGCCGACAGAATAAAACATTAGCATTATTGAATATCTATTTAACGCGCCCTACCATGACCGCCGACTGCAGTGACATAACAACGCGGAGGTGAACATGGTTGCGCTACTCTTGGTACGCTACGCAAGACTGGACAAGAAGCGAAAAAAGATGCTAACGGATTCAGCCGGGTACTACCTGAAAAGCCAGCAGGAAGAACGACGGGAAAACAGGCAAAACACCTGAGAGCAGCTGGCGCCGAGCGGCATCCGCATAATCCTGTTGCAAAAACCAACATTTACCGACACAATATCAGCCCTGAAATACCGTCCGCACCAGCCCAAACGAATACAAAAAATACGGTATTTTTTACGGTATCAGAAAAAAATGCGTCGGAAATGGTTGTTTAAGCGAAGGTTTTATTTATGTAATAACCTCGCCTTCACCAACTGACGATAAAACCCGATGCCGGCTGGTATCGGGTTTTTTATTTACGTCGGGTTGCAAACCAGCTAGTCTGCCCGACACCAACCCACCAACCAGTGTTCTATCAGTTGTTTCACGCCAAGGAGAATCAAACGCATGTCCCAGAATTATTTCAACAGCCTGTCGTTTCGTGAGAAGCTCGAAGAACTCGGCACTTGTCGTTTTATGGAT